ACGACGATGCTGCCGGTGATCCCGTAGCTGTCCACAGCGATTGCGGTTCCCTCGAAGTCGGCTTGGTCGATGGTGTAGCCGGCGAATCGTAGGGCATCTTCAAGTTTGAGGGGGGTGGCACTCATGGGGGCGATCTTACAGCCTATCGGCCAACGGCAGCGATAGCGCCACAGTCTTCACACTCTAATTCGCCGGAGGGCTCGATATCCCCGCACTCCTGCGGCGTTCCGCATTCAGGGCAATCCCAGAAGTAAAGTTCGTAAGTTGTCGCGGTTTCCATTGCCGATTTCCTAGGGAGGCGAGCCCGGCGCTATCACAGCTTCGTATCGGCTAAGCGCCGGACTCTCGCAAGTTTGTCAGCCACCCGTGCTCTCGGCGAATCACCGCCCCTTGCGTGTGGGAAGCTCGCCTATAACTCAGATCGACTAACAGGGTGATAATATAGCACCAACCTGAGAATAACCTGTCAATAGGTGAAACCGGTAACGGGTGCGTTATCGGCGGTAACGTCGGTGCCGATATCGGCAAGGTCGTTCCAGAGGGTCACCCCTCGGTTGAATGCCTCGGCTATCGTCTGGCGTTTCTCCTGTGGGGTTGAGCCAGTAATGAGGGCACCCTCAGTCTGCCAGTAAGTGAACTTGGTCATGGCGTCGAGACGCGAGGGGGTGAACGCTTGGCCGATCATGTAGCCGTAGCGCTCCCATTCGCTGATCAGTTTCTTGACCCGCTCGGCAGATGGCATGGCGATGATGGCGGTGAATGCTTGGCCGATGATGGCGCGCCAGGCTGACGCCAACTGGTCGGGGCTGCCGCCGCCCGGTACCGAGTCGAAGGCTTGGACGGCGGCCTGGTAGGCGTAGTAGGCCGAGAGCCCGGCGATACCGAGCTGGTAGGCCCCAATGTCGAAGGATCCATCCGTTTCGATGGCGAGCAACTGGATTGTGTTGTCGGCGGTGACGCCAGCATTGATCTGGCTCACGGCTGCGCCTGCAATGGCGGTGCCAGCACCGACGGCGGCCCCGCCGGGGCCTGCCAGTGCTGCGCCCTCGAACGCACTTTTGACAGCCCCGGTTACCCCGGCGAGCTGGCTACTGATCTGCGCTGCGCCGAGGCTCAACTGCACGTTCTCCAGCCCCAGGTTCTGGGCCAGTTCGCGCTGCCTGAACTGGACATTCCAGCTCGAATTCGCTCCGTAGGCGGCCATAAACTGGGTCATGTCCGACTGGGCCGTGTTGGAAGCCGCAACGCCGTAACCCTCCCGGGTGAGACCGGCGCTCCCGCCGACAGGGGTTTCCACGCCGAGCTGCGAACCAAGCTCGTTGTAGCCGGTCGGGATGATCCGAATTGACGGGGCGCCGTGGGCGGCCCCGGTGACAGCCACGAAAGCTACGTCGCCGGTCTCCCACTGGTCGGGATGGAATGAGACCAGCTCGCTACCGTTACCCACCATAAGGTCGGTGAATTGGGACGTAAGGAGCTTTCGCCAGATCGAGCTAGCACCGACGGCCGACAGTGCGGCGTCGCGCCAGTCGGCCAGCACGCTCGGTGTGGCTGTGGCGCTCACAACCTGCGCCCGGTAGACGGGGATACCTGCCGCTGTCGCGTACATTTCGTCGGTCGGGTCGAGGGCCGGAATGTTCTCGGCGTAAGCCACTGCGGCGCCCCCCGAGACCGCCCAGGTGGGCACGAGCCGGATAGCCGAGATACCGGCAGTCACCCACGGCACCCCCTGGGCAATGTTCATGTAAGTTGCCCAGCCAGACTGGGTGAACAGATAACACCCGCCACCCGCGGCAACCCCGTCGATGGTAGAGACTGGAGAGGGCGCGACAGCGGGCACATAAACGTCGAGGTCGCCGGGCGTTGGGCCGGACTCATCCCAGACGTAGGGGCCTTGGTAGGTGAACGTGTAGGAGTTGAACGCCGAGAAACCAAACTCGGCCATCTGGGCCTCGGTCACGTCTTCGACGTTGATACGAATACCGAGGCCGTGAGGCGACTCCCCGATAGGCGACAGGTCGGGGTCTGTGATGCCGTAGGCGGCAGGGTCGGCATGGATGGCCACGTCGAGGTCGTGCGACCAGTAGGCGGCGGCGTTGGCCGGCGCGCTACCGATCGGTGGAATGTGCGCAGACGGGTAGCTGGCGATCACGTTATTGAACGCGGCGACAGTCTCCAGTTCGGCGCTGGCCGTGCCGTCGCCAGGTAGTGCAGCCAGGTAGTCGTCCGGCAGAAACCCGTTCGCAGGAGGGCCAGGGGGTGGTCCAGGCGCAGTGCCGTGCGACCATGGCGGGGTGACGAACGGGATACTGGTTTGCACGTCGCCTTGGCTGTTGATTGTGGCGGCCTCGGCCAAGTTCTCGGACTGGTTGATCTGGTCGTCGAGGGCGCTTAGCTCCCAGAACGCGGTCGCCCCTCCGGTGGTGCCGCGCAGGTCGTTAGCCGAGACAACCAGCACCGTCCAGTCTCCGGCTTGGCTGGCGAGAATGTCTGCGTCGAGGACGCCTCGAACGGGTGGAGCGTCGATGGGTTCCGGAGCTGTCAGGAACTCGCTCCCGTAAGTGTCATCCTGGGAGGCTGCGACGGCGGCGTGTCCGCGCTCGATCATTGAATAGCCGAGCCCCCAGGTGAACGACGGGAACTCGTCAATATCGGCGCGGAACAGGGTCACGTTGGGATTCAAGAAAACGGGCGTGTAGAACACATACCAACGTCGGCCGCCCGGGAAGGTGATACGGCCATAGTTGTACAGCCGCACTGCGGTGTCGTAGTCGATGGGGAACTTGGGCGAGTACTCCGGGTCATACATAACCTGGTCGGTGACAGTCCACGCAGGGCCGCCCGGCGTGGTCGGATCCTCGGTGGCAGCAATCTGCGCGTCGATGAACGTGTCATAGGCTGCCTGGTTTAGCCCAGCGTTTTGGTGGTCGGGGTCGGCGGGAATGTTGACCAGATCGATGGTGACGGTCGGAGGCGGGTCGGGGTAGCCGTAGGACTGCCCCGCAGCGGTTACCGCGTCGGGTACGGTGTCGATGGTGGGCAAACTCATTGGGCGATCTTACCAATAGGGGGTGCGCGGCGCGGTTTCGACATTCACAGGTTGTTGTCAGGTTCGGGGTGCTATCTTATCGTTTGTCAGCCGATCGCCGGAGCTATATGTTGCGACATAATAGACCGGTCACTGAAAGGATTGCATTTAGGTTCTGACTGTAAGGATCGGCTGACATTCAAATAGCAAACAATCAAAGGACAAAGCAAAATGGCAGGTTTCAAAGACAAAATCCGAACCCCCTCTGCAAAGTTCCCCACCGTGGGAACAACCGTCGAGGGTGTCGTTCTCGAAATGATCGAGGTTCCGGTTCCGGTCTTCGACAAGAACGGCCGACCGACCGGCGTGCAGGCCACCGACAACGATGGCGAGCCACAGTTCCAGACTGACGTTCTGCTCGAAACCACAACCGGCAAGGTTACCTTGCACACGGCTGGCGGGATTGGCTGGGCTATCGGTCGCGGGCTTGGCGAAATCAACGCGGAAGACTTGGAGATTGGCGACACTCTCCAGGTCGAGTACTCCGGCGACGGTGAGGCAACCGCGAAAGGCCGCACTGCCCCGAAGCAGTACACGGCCAGCATTATCAAGAAGTAGGCACCCGCTAATGAATCTCGACCAGCCCACCCCCGGCGAGCCGACACCCGAAGCGGTGCGCGGGCTGGTCGAGATTGACCCTGGCACCGCGCGTCCGCTTCCCCGGGCTCGCGTTACCGCGTTACCCCGCCACTATTCGCCCAAAGTGGCGGGGTACGCGCGAGGGCCATTCTTAGAGCCCCAACTGGTCACCCCCAGCGCATGGCGTTGGCGCAACTGTCGCACGTATGTGATACACCACAGCGACGGTTGCGACTACCGGGCTGTGCGCGTGCTGGACACGTCACGTACCCCCGAATTTATTGGCTACTGGGCGGTCGAGCTTTTAGGGCTCCCGCTGACTTTGGAGGGTTGAAATGAACGCGATTTGTGGCCTTCGATGGCACGGCCTTTGTATGGCAACTAGCTCGACAGCGCACCTTTGCAGTAGCCCGCCGTTTCACGGTGGCTTAGAGGCTCACGAATGTGAGTGTGGTGCAGTTCATGGCTGAAATATGGCGTGTCATTCCCGCCAACGGCATGTCACCGACACAACCGTTTACCGACCGCGAATCCCTCGATCGCACTATGGCGTTTTGGCGTAAGACGGCCGAGGATCGCACCCGCCGCCCTTCAGAGCGTGCAGCCGCCCGGGCTCTCATGCTGGGCCGAATTCAGGTAGCAGCGAACGTTACGTGGGTCGACAGTGAATAAGTCCGCCACGGCTCACTGCTCGGTCGAGCACTGCAAACGCTGGGCATACACGCACCCCGCCAAACGCCGGATGGCCCTAGGCTGGTTTTTCGGGCGCGACGGTTCGGCCATGTGCCCCGATCATCTGTCGGGCGAGCTGGCCGAGTTTATGGCAGCAAAGCCGTGAAAGACCTGTTTAGGCTGCTCATTATTGCCCCTTACACTGAGTGGGGCTTCAACTGGGTTGAGAAGGCACTTTACACGGTGGTAGTGGCGTGCATGGCTACCCTGCTAGTGGGGTTGGTCGTCCGATTTGTGTTTGTGGCGATCTGGCATGAGTGAAGTCAAGGCCGAGTACGAGTGGTATGACTACCGGGCAATTCTCTCGCGCGGCGCGCTCTGGTCTCTGGTCTCGGGCCCGCGCTCGATCGGTAAGACGTTCGGAGCCAAGCGTGATGCGGTAAAGCGGTTCCTGGCGAAGGGCTCCGAAACTATCTGGTTACGCCGTACCCACACCGAGCTAACCCCCGCCAGGTCTGGTTTCTTCGATGGCGTAGCGCCACTCTGGCCCGGGTTCGATTTCCGGGTCGACGGCATGGTCGGTCAGATCCGAATGGAGGCCACCGGCGAATCCAGTGACTGGCATACGATCATCCGGTTTGCGGCGCTTTCTACGTCCGCCCAGATGAAAGGCACCGAGTTTCCGCTAGTCGACTGGATTGTCTATGACGAGTGTTTCGCAGAGCCCGGCCAACGCGAACTGCCAGAGGAGGTTGAGCGACTTCGCAACCTTTGGATCACCGTCAACAGGTCGCGGGTCGACAAGAATGGCCGAGCCAAAACCCGCGTGCTCCTCCTCGGTAACGTCACGTCGCTCGACAACTGCTGGTTTCTGGAGTTCTATTTTGACGGATCTAAAGAGTGGCAGAAGGCGAAGAACACGAGTGGCGACGTGATGCTGCATCTGGTCGACGCAGCCAAGTATGAACGCCGAGTGGGTGAGACCATCTACGGGAAAGCTCTCGGCACCCTACAGCTCGACTACGGGACGGGCGGCTACTTCCGGTCTGACGGCGGTTTCGTCGTGCCTGAACGCCACCCCGACTCCACCCCGTTCGCCACCCTGATCACCTTGCGCGGCGAGTTCGGGCTGTGGCGGCTCGGATACGAAAAAGTGTTCGTTACCGTTGGCGCAGTGGCTGATAAGAACGTGCCAACCGTCGCATTCGAGCCGCTAGCAGTCCGCCCAGGCGTACCCTACGCTGACAAGACCACGCGCATAAGGCGTGAGGCTAACCGGCAGTACCGCGCCGGTCGGTTGTTCCTGGTCACCCCGGGCGCTATGGCGGCCCGGCAAGCATTGGTGAGGTAATTATGCCCAAAGATAAAGACACCCCCACAATTCGCGAAGAGTGGCGAATGGTTTGGCCCGCTAAGGATGGGCGAAAGCGGGAGACCGGCGCTATTAGACGATTCCCGATTACCGGGTCTGGAATCGTCATGCATCGGACTGTTACTGAAACGCCGTGGGAGCCGGAGTCTGACTAATGGCCGTCGATCCCGAAATCCGCCGCGAGCAAAACCGGATCAATAAGCAGAACCAGCGCGCCCGCGACAGTGCTCGCGCGCAAGGTCTCCCGACCCCTCGACATGTCACCCGCTATGTAAAAGATCAGGCGGTGTCGCGAGCGTTCAATGCCAAGTATGTGGCGAAAGAACGTCGCATAGCGGCCCTCGAATCGTTGCCCAGCGTCAACTCCCCGACTAAGAATATTGAGGTTGATCGCGGCCAACAGAGCGCGGTCGCCGGAACAACGAAGTTCGGGGCTAAGCGGCAGGCAGAGGCGTTGCGGGAGAGCGCCCGTAACCAAAAGTTGGAGGCGGTCGGCTCAGGTCGACGTAAAAAGTTGCTTGCCGAGGTAAACGCCTCCGAAAATTCTCACCGGTATGACGCGCTGAGTCCGTCGCAGCGGGCACGGTTTGTCGAGATAAATAAGCAGATCGCGCGGGGGTCCAACCAATCCCTGGCGATCCTGTTCGAGTATCAGGGCGGCGCAGAGGCCTATAACTCGATTGTCTCCGACCTGATATATCCCAGCTCGGAAGCGATAGACGAAGCGCTCGGCACCCTCGAAGAATTCGCGACGCTAGCTGCCAAGGCCCGGGTCATGTATGCCCCGTCGAAGATTGGGAAGCTCGGCGTGTGACCCTCGAAGTGGGGCGGCGTATTCACATGACTTTTTCAGGTTCAAATGCCACTATTGACATATCGGCAAACGGGCCGAACTAAGTAAGGGGATATCGTGAACCGCAGAATTATCGCAGTAGGGCTACGGGGCTACCAGAAGCCCACCCTATGGCGTAACGCAGCCGGGACGCCGTTCATCATCGGCTCGCACGGCACTCACGCCAGCTACGCACTCGTGTTGCTCCGTAAAGGGCACACCGTCGCGTTCGGCTCCCTTGACGACGGAAAGGTATCGTTCTAATGGAAACCGCACTTTACGCACTCGAAACCACCCTCGCGGGAATGGTCAAAAATAACGACCCCGACGCCTACACGAGCGGCATCGTTAGCGGGCTCGAAATCGCTATCGACGGCATCAAACGCGGCATGGCTCGCGACACCCTCGTGGCGGTGGCAGCATGAGCTACGCATACAGCTACCCATCCGTAGGCGACTACCAGTTTGTATGGATCGACGGCGAAGAATCAGACGGAATTATCACCGAAATTCGTCTAGGCACATCAGACGTGCAGATCGACGGCATAACGCACACCTTCTTGAACGAAGAGATTGAGGCGTGGGCCGAAGCCGCGCCCGATTGGGTGGAAGCCGCGCTCAACTACCCGCGCCACACGATCACCGCCCCATGGCTCGACCCCACGGAGCGAGTCGCATGGCTCAACTGGACGTACCGCGCATGGGGCGTCGAAACCCCCGTATCCGGCGACACCCTCGCATGGGGGAGCCGATGATCTGCCCCGCCTGCGGCGCGCTCCCCCGCTACATCGTCCAAGGCATCTGCCGCCAATGCGGGCACGCTACCGAAACCGAGCCGACAGAATGGCGGGCTGCACTATGACCCCCTACGCCATCGAAATCGCGCGAGCCTGGTCGGCCTACAATCGGAAGTTCCCGTTCGTGCCGTTCTACCAGTTCGCGGTCGCCTTCAAAGCCGGGTGGGACGCGACGACCCCCTACGTGAAGCCATGAAAGACACTGCGCCGGGCGAGCCCCGATACGTTGACCCGATCCCGTCGATTCGTTGGCGGATAGTCAAAGAGCGGGTGAGGGTTCGACCGCTATTACCGGGAGAAGATTTACGCCCTTATTGGTCGTTCATGGCGTGGTCGGTCTATTACGGGCCGCGGCGAGTCGCGCGATACCGTGAATGGCCTAGGGCGTGCGACCATGTCGCCACAGCTCACCGTAAGTTTGGAATATGACCCCCGACGACGGCCCAATCAAAGACTCGATCTGGTATGCCGACGACTTTGAGACCACAACCGACCTCGACGGCCCCGTGGAGGAGTATCTGCCTACCGCCGACGAGCTGGCCGAGAACGCCGACCTGAAAGCGGATGAAACCCGCCTGCGCGTGGTGGCGGGTCGAATGGTCAAAACCAAAGAGGGCCTGAGAGAAATCCCGACCCGCACCGTCAACTACCTGCAAACCGTCGATGGCCTCACCGCGACGACCCGATCCGGTCGGGTGCGCGTGTGGTCGTGGGCGATAGCGCCCATCGGGCAGGCCATCATTCACCGCGGCACCGACATAGCCGATTACGTTGAGCTGGCCGCACAACTCGGTGGCATCCACTGGTTTCACAACCTCCGATTCGACGCCGCATTCCTAGACAGCTACCTGCAAGAGGACTTCCCGATAGGGCTCGGAATGGTGCCCGGGACGTGGCCGAAACGCTACACGCCGCCCGGCGCGTTCGGGGCGCTCATATCCGACCAGGGGGCGCACTACTCGCGCAACGTGCACCTGTCCGACGGGCGGAAGTTCGAGGTTCGCGACAGCCTCAAAAAGTTCCCCGCGACCTCGGTCGCCCAGCTCGCTGTAATGTTCGGAGCCCCAGACCCCAAAGGTGAGATTGACTATGACGCGCCGAGACCGCAAGGTTACCGGCCCACGCCCGAAGAATGGTCGTACCTAGAGACCGACGTGGAGGTCGTTAGGACTGCCCTGAAAGTAGCCCAGGACGCCGGAGCCGAGGGCCTGACCGTCGGCGGTGACGCACTCCACGAATACAAAATGTCGCGCGAGCGGATCAAAGGCCACAAACAGTTCAGGACCACGTTCCCGCTCCTCTCCCAGAAAATGGACGACTTCATTCGCCGAGCCCTCCGAGGGGGCTGGACCTACGTCAATCCGATCTGGCAGCGCGAAGTTCTCACCTGGGAGACGCCTGCCGTTCGGAAGCTCGTACCCGGGCTTTGCGAAGGCGACCCCATCGGGGCGACCGAGGATGTCAACTCGATGTACCCCGCAGTCATGTATCAAGAGGCATATCCGGTAGGTGAGCCCGCGTGGATGGCCCCCGGCCAACTCCAGATCAAAGGGCGCCCGCACACCATAGTCGGGGCCATGTTCGACGCCAAAATCAAGCCCGGGAAGCTCCCCATCATCCAAGTGAAAGGCGACCCCAGATACTCGCCCACAATGTACCAAACCGAGGTTCGGGCGGTCGAATGGTACGGCACCGAGATTGACTGGAAACTGCTCGAAGAAAACTACACCGTCACCGTTCACGAATGGTTAGGCGGCCTCGCCTTCTACTCCAAGCGCGGGCTGTTCAAGGATTACATCGACAAGTGGATGGCGGTGAAAGAGCAAGCCGGGCGCGTGATGGCCGAGGAGAAAGCGGCCGGTCGGGAAGGCTCGCGCGCCTACCGGGAAGCCCTCGGCCAGCGCACGCAGGCCAAGTTCGCCCTTAACAATCTATGGGGTCGATTCTCGATCAACCCCCTACGCGGCGGCAAAACCCCCGGGCTCGCATTCGACGGTACCCCCACCTATGAGACCGGGGTGATCGAATACGACGAGCCGTGCTACACCGCCGTCGGCGTCTGGACAACCAGCTACGGGCGCGACCGGGCTATACGCGGCGCGCAGAAGTTCGGGAACCTGTTCCTGTCAGCCGACACCGATAGCATCCACCATTTGGGCCTAGAGACGAAAGATCTAGAGATGCACGACACTAGACTCGGCGCGTGGAAGCGCGAAGACAAGTTCACCAAAGCCAGTTATCTGCGCGCCAAGGCATACGCGGAAGAGATTCACGGTGAAGTACAGTCCCACGTTGCGGGGCTACCCCGGAAGCTACTCGGCGGGATGCGGGTTGAAGACCTGATCGTTGGGGCCAAGTTCAGCGGCAAGCTCGTACCGAGGCGAGTGCCGGGCGGGGTTATTTTGGAATCAACCGACTTCATTATCGGAGAGAAAGACGCATGGGGGAACCGATGACCGAGCCAGTTTGCAGTGATTACAACCCGAGCGGATACATCCAGTGCGAGGGCGAATATATCTTCGGCCCCGATCCCTATAACTGGGAAATCAATGACGACGAAACGCCTGTATGGCTGTGCGCTCGGCACTATCACGAAAGCGGAATGGACATATAGACTAGAGCGTGCGACTTCCGAAACCTAAGTGACCTACGACACCCCCAGGGGCCCGAAGCCCGGTTAGTTGGTTCGCTGTAGAGGTACAGACGCGACACGTTTCGGGTCAGTCCAAACACACGCCCCCGGTTTCGACTGGGGGCGTGTACTATGTCCCCATGACCGAATCAACCAGCACCCCCGCGCAGAGCGATACCGAGCCGACCGAGGCTGTCGAGACTGAGCCGGCAACCGGCTACGGCTACCTGACCGAGGCCGAGGCCGCCGCCGCCGTCGCAGACCACAAGCGCGCTGTCGACAAGAACTCGAAGGGTTCCAAGTAATGGACCCCAAAGCGATCCTCGCATGGCTCGCCCAGCAGCTCGGTCTCTCCGGGGACGGCGGCGCAGGCGAAGGTGACGTGGCGCCCCCAGAAGGCGACGCGCCGAACCTCGACGCCCCCGAAGGCGAGGAGGGCGCAAACATTCGCTCGGAGGATGGGCCTACCTCCGACAGGGAGAATAACCCCGTAGCGGGCGCTGGCGTTTCCACCGCCGAGGGCGAGGAAGACGATCAGTCCGAAACAATCCCCGGCTCCGAAGTCTCCGAAGCCGAACTGCGCGACTCGCTTACCGTCCTCGCCACCGAGAACGAGCGCCTGCGCACAATCCTCGCAGACAACGGCATCGCCTACGACGACGAGTCGGCCGTCGAGGACGGCGAAGCTGTCACACCCGTCACCGACGTTGACGCGGAAGACGACTACGACGACGAAGCCGCCCAGGCCGATATCGATGAAGTCAAATCCCGCAACGCCAAGTGGGACAAATAACCGCCAACGCGCCACCAATCAGCTAGGATATGCACATGTTTACACGCAAGAGCCCGCGACTCCGATACGCGATCCAGCCGATCACCGCGATCGACAACGTCAGTCTGTTCGAGACCATCGCCTCGGGCGGCCAGGCTGTCACGCCGTCGCCTGCCGCACGGTCGTACTACCAGGAGAGCGTAGGGAAAGCCTTTGGCAACCCCGCCTTCCGCTCTGCTTGGCTCGAAAACGCGTGGATTCCCTTCATGCAGGCGCTCGACACTCCCCGCGAGTTCGAGGGCTACCAGGACAAGATTCTGAAGCGTCGCAGCGACTACGGCCGGACCATCATCCAGCTCGACGCCCACGACGTTCCCGGCACCGTCCAGAACAACCCCAACGACCCACAGAACGAGCTGCGACTGAGCCGCTGGCGTCCCGGCTACCGTCAAGCGTTCCTGCGCCAGAACCGCGACGAGTACATCCCGATTACGGTCGACACGCTCGAAATCGCGCGGATCATGCAGACGACCTCGCCGGACTCCACCGAGGCCAGCGAGTTCGTCGCAGGACAGATGACCATGGCGGGTAACAAAGACGTCGTGGACGAGCTACACACGCTGTTCTGGACCATCGCAGACTTCGCCTCGCAGGCCAACGTCTGGCAGCTCCAGCTCCCCGACCTGCGGCCCAGCGCCACCCCCACCGAGGACACCGGCCGACAGTTCGCCGCCCTCATTCGCGCGCAGGTGCTCACGTTCGCCAACTTCACCGGGGCATTCACCCCGGCCAAGAACAACGTCAACGTGCCCGCCGATCAGGTTCGGCTCATCATCCGAATCTCGACCATGCAGCAGCTTGGGGCTATCGCCTACGCCACCAGCTTCAACCCAGAATTCGTGTTCGCCCTCCCGGCAGACCAGATCGTGGAAGTCCCCGACGAGTACTTCGACCGGAACCCGGGGCTGTCCGACCAGGTGGCATTCCTAGTCGACGCGGGCACCGACAAGAAGTGGGGCACGCTGGTCCTTGACGACACCTTCTACGGAACGGCCGTCGATATCAACCAGGCGAAGACCAGCGAGAACAGGGTGCTGCACCACTCCAGCATCATCGGCGTGAACCCGTTCAAGTCGTTTGTGATCGCAGGTATCGGAACAGGAAGCCAGAGCACCTACGTGACATTCCAGCCCACCGCCATCGTCGGCACCGTCTACGGACCGCCCGACGTAGGTGTCATCACCGCAGGCGGCGACCTCGTGCGCGGCCAGCAGTACTCCACCACCGCGCTCGTCACCGACGCCAACGGCTACCCCGCTGGTGGCTGGATCGTCACCGCAACCGGGCTCGAAGCGGAAACGTCCGGCGTCCAGATCTACGGAAACCTGTTCATTGCCCCCGACGAGTCCAGCGACAGCGTCACCGTCGTCTTCACATCGATCGCAGACCCGACCATCACCGAGTCATACACGTTCGATATCACCGGAACGGCTTTCGAGCCCGACGGCTCCGGCATCATCGTGCAGACGACCCCGACGCTCACGTTTGCAGCGGGCTCCGGTTCAGGCGGCGCGCTCACCTACTCCGGCATACCGACCGGCGTGAGCCTCTACGGGTCCACCGACGGCGGCACCACTTACACCGTCCTGGGAGCCTCACCGGTCGCTGTGGCCCACGGCACGCCGCTCCTCGTCCAGGAACGCGCAGCCAGCGGGTACGTCTTCCCAGACGGCACGCAGACTCGCCAGCACGGCCCATACACGGCCGCGTAACGTTTCACGTGAAACATCGTTGTGGCCCGGGATGGAGACTCCCGGGCCACTTCGCTAGGCACTAGACTGTAGGGACAATGACCAGGTATTCGAAGACCAACGCCTCGCGGATCAACGCGGGCAACGGTCCCTTCGATGTTGGTAGTCTGAACGAGGTATACCACCAGTGGTATTCACGCCTCCTCGCCGTCACCACAACGCGCTACCGGTGGCTCGGCCTCGGCCCGTGGATAGACCCCATGCGCCTCGAATTCCTCCTGGTCACGCGCGGTATGTGCGCCTTCACGTACGTGAATCACTCCCAGTCCCTCCCTGCCGTTCTCACGCAGGCTCGCACCGACTACTACAACAAGCAAGGCCCCTCCATGGGCGACATTGTGCCGTGGACGCCCGCTGCGCCCGGGCAACCCAAAGAGATATTCCCCGACCGGTTCACGGTCACGCAGGCTATCGTTACCGGCTACCTTGACGACACATACACGCCAGCCGGCTACTCCACCTACGCGCCCAACGGCGCGGGCGGGATCAAGTTCAACACCCTACAGCCGCTCAAACAGTGGAAGGCTGTGCCAATCTGGGGCGACGCTAACCGTTCCGAGTATGACGCCTTCACAATCGCCTACTACGCCAAGCGGCTCGCACAGGCAGCCCTCGCGGTCGACACTGACCTACTCAACACCATGCTCACCCCCATGATTGTCGGCTCCCAGGATGAGCTCAAAACCCAGCAGATCGCCCTCCAAGGTGTCTACGCAGGTGTTCCCCAATTCATCGCTAAGAACGCCAAAGGCGGCACGCTGGAAGACGTTCGAGCCCTCGCCATGGGTGTCGACCCTCGAACCGTGGAAGGTGCTGTGCGCACCATGCAGCTCATCTACGCTGAAGCCCTCGAAGCCCTCGGAATTGAAAGCCCCCTGGCTGAGAAGCCCGAGCGCCGAATCTCCGACGAGGTTGACCGTAACGGCGGCCACGTCGCAGCTATCCGACGCTTGACCCTCACACCTAGGCGTAGAGCGGCCCAGCTAATCAACCAGCGATGGTTCGAGGGTGAGCCCGTCGTCGAGGTAGTCGACCAATGGTAAAGCGCCTACCGAAGCATAAAGCCCATATACACTACTGGGCTCCAGATGAGTGCGGCTATCGGTGCGTGATATGTGG